TTAACAAACCCGTACTTATTAATGTGATTGACTGCACTTGCAGGAAGTAGCTCCTTCTCTGCTAGGTCGTACCATGATGTTGTCCTTGGGTCCATCGGTTCTTGGTCGCTTTTATATGCTATAACCTTTAGCCACTTACCTTGTTCTTTAAAGAATCCGTCACTACAATCAAATCCACAAACTGCTAACATATGAATCATACTGTCAATTGTATGATTAAAATAAGTAAAACTAGGTTGGCTACACGATAATTTGTTGTATTCGATATTAATGTTTGTAGGGAGTTGTATGTTAATCATTGCGCCTTCGTTTAACATATGCCACCAATTCTGTAACGTTTGCATTGGATTAGTAGCATATTGAAAACTATCATGACACCAGAGTAAATCAAACTGCTGTTTACTAAATACTTCTTCAAAATCTTGTTGCAAATAGTTAAGATTTTTTAATCCAGTTGACATTTTTAATTCGGGTAACAAATCTATACCTGTGCAATCGATGTTTAGCGGTATCTTTGTACCATTGTCGTCCAAAATATGCGCATTTGCCCACCACACTAAATCTTTTGGATCTTTACCACATCCTACGTCAATCATGTTTTCGATGCTTTCCATAAATTCCTGGTATTGCATTAGTGCGTTTAGTGTTTCTAAACTATGGGCATGACTGTCTTCCGGTGTAGTAAAACTCATTTGCTTAACTCTAATAATTTGTTATAAAACTTTGTTGGGTGCTGTTTGCTTAATGTAACTAGCAAATCAACGTTTTTATTTATTCGCGGCCACAACTTACTTCTTAAATTAGTTAATGTACTTAAATTATTAGCATCTAAAAAGGTTTTAAGAGTGCTTACTACTGTGCTTAAACGCAAATTAGGATCTTTGATGCTATCGTAACTATGATCTATAATATCATCGTACACATCAAATCCAATATCTCTTAGTAGTCGAACAGTACCCGGTACTGCCCAAAATATAGGTACTTGTCTATACAGAAATGCCTTTAACGATTTTTCAGTTATAAACACTTCGTGCCAACTATCATCATCTGTTTGGTTGCTTGTCTCTGTTACTAAATTAATAAAACATGCAAACCAGTTTGTATCATTGTGACTGTGCTGGTCGCTCATGTTACCTGTTTCGCCATCTAACAATATAGGCAAAGTATACGGATGCATAATATTGTGTAGATTTTGTTTTGTGTTTAAATAAGGGTCAGGTTGTGTTCCGCAACTTAAAAGAAATGTATCATGATCGAACGTGTCTAATATCTTTTTTACTAACTTACAACGCCCTTCACTTGCTCTGCGATTGAGCGAAATAAAGTTCTTTGTTATAACTAAGTTTTTCCAATCAACATCTAAGTTTTGATTGTAGCTCACAAAACCACAATGGGCTGAAAAATAATCTACATACGTATCGTATTTGTATGGTAAGTTTCCATGAATATCCGAATTAAACAAAACACGAACATCATAATCTTTTAATGTTGCAATTACTTCTTTTAAATCACTTGGTCCAATCCCTTCATTGCAACAATTTACTATTATTCTATCACCGGTGACTAGGGATATGCTTTCCTCGCGTTTTTGCTGTTCGAAAACATTAGCAAAACGATTATTAAAAAAGTCATTGCGATCGTTAACCCACGCCTCGTAGATTAGAACTTTGTTTATAGTTTTAAACCATGAAGTTTTTAACATTACAACGTAATATCTTCCATACCCGCTGTACGTAATTTAACAATATGACCCAATTGCCACTGTTTTGTATCTAGCCCTTTCATAATACCCAACCACTGATTACGAAGTAACGCAACTTCGTTAATTAGTATTTCGAAATCTACTACTTCGTTTTCGCCATCGACATACTTTTCTACATCACGACTAGATAAACTTCTTTGATAGTTTTCTAAATAACTTTTGAAGTGTTTTCTTCGAATACGCCTTAGTTCGATGTTAAGGTATTCCAACACTGCTTCAATTTCTTGTAGCTGATGAAATCTATGTTCGGTAACTCCCGGTAGTTCTTTTATATTTGTTTCAACATGGCCACGAACTCCTACATCTTCTTTGGCTTTTTGCAATTCTGCTTGATAAAACCCAATAAAATTAGGCAATTCATTTAGGCTGTTTGTTACCTTATTATACCACATTCCGAATTACTAGGTTAAATTACTTATTCGTTCCAGTCGTACTCATCTTCGTACTCGTCGCTTTCTTCATCAACTTCGACTTCGTCGGTATAATCTTGTAGTACACGCTTAACTTCGTCGTTGGTAGTTGCTGATGCGATATCCTCGGCATCAAATCCATGTTCGAGCAATAGTTGCACAATATCCTCGATAGCATCAGTGCTGTGATTTGGAATATGTTCCAACATTATATCTACAATTTCTAAATGTAAATCAAGACTCATTCATTTCCTCCATAACTTCGTTTTCGATAACGTCGTTATTTATATCTTCGATAACTTCGTTGTTATCGTCAACAACCGGTTCAATATACTTTAGCATATCTTCCATTACAATATCAAGACAGCCATCGGTATTTTTCTCCCATGCTTTACGGAATTGAAGGATTTCTTCGCCTGTTTCTTTAACAATGTACTTTAAACGATTACCTTGCTTAGTAAGTAGACCTTGCTTTTCTGCTAAGTCTGTTAGCCCCGAATACGGATTCATACCAGTTTCGTACGGAATTTTAACTTGCACTGCTTCGAATGGTTTAGCATAACGTGTTTTCATTACTTTACACGCGGCTCTGATACCTTTTACTTCTGTAGTTTTGTTACCATCATCATCTTCTTTAAGTTTTAACTTACGCATAGCAACTACAATCGATGATGCATAGATAAATCCCTGACCGCCCGAAATCTTGTCATCTGGGTCAAACATGTCCTGTGACGCATAAGTGTGGTTAGTAGCAACAATACCCACATTGTAAGCACCAATCATATTAACTGTATTACGAACAAGTGCAGTTAATGCTTTTGGTTTACGTCCTAAATCGCCTTTTAAATCACCTTTATCGAATTGTTGTACATCAGTTGGCGTTAATAACATACCAAGCGAATCAATTACAAAAAGAACTTTCGGTCTATCTTCCTCGGCTATTGCTTTGTAATCTGCCATAAACGAACTAATTGTTTTAGCAACATCGTCAATCATACACATACTAAGTTTTAATAACTTACTAGGATCTGTGTCTACATCGAGTGCTTTTAGCCATTGTTCATCTAGTGCATTTTCCGAGTCAATTAATACAACAAAAATATCCTGCTGTTGTGCCGCTTTAACAATATTAGCACTAGCAAAATACGATTTACCTGCGCCGGATTCGCCAGCAAATACTGTTACCTTACCCAACGGCACACCTTTATTAAAATCACCACTGATTAAATAGTTAAGTGCATAGTTTCCTGTGCTAACCCAATCAGTTGGGTCGTTAAAACCGATACTAAGTCCATCAATGGACTTAGTAATATTTTTTCTAAATTTACTTACGTCAAATGGTTTTGCCATTATGTTACTCCTATATTACTCGATGCTTTCTCTGTTTAAATCGTTAGTTATACAATGTGTTCCTGCATCCCAAAAATACTTGTGCCTAAATGGAACAATGTGTACATTTATCCCATGCCTAGCGCATGCTTCTTCTACTTTGTCGTTGTGTGCAGATACAATAATGTTTTTAGGGTCTACTATTAATATGTTTACTTGGAATACAGTTTCACTTGCTTGCCCAACCCATTCGTCAAAATAGTGATCTACCATTTCCACCATATTATTGTCTTTTTCGAATCCAGGTACAAACCACTTACCTTTATTTTTTGTCATTGCTACCTTAAACTTATCGTTATACGCAAAGTTCGAATCTGGTAAGTAAACAACTTCCCAATCGGGAAATGTATCTTTGTAAGTTGGAATGTCGTTAATTGAAATTATTAAGCCTTCGGTTACAGGGCAATAAACTGCATCGCCATGTCCTTGTGCATCTACAATTTTATTTTGTGTATTTGGAAATAAGTCATTGACAGTACTTAATAATTCGTCATGATTATCGTGCGATGACTGTGTAGCAAAATATAACTTATCGCCTAGTCTGCTCACAAAACACCCATTAATAAAGTCAAGTTCTGTTTTAATTATTTCCGTTCCGCTATTTTTAATTTCATCAAATATATGCAAGTAGAAATTTAGCTTATAGTCCAAGTGCCTCTGGTCTTTAATCTTAAATTCTTCCCACGCTGTATTATATGCTTTGCCTTGTAAGTGTCCATTCTTTCTATTAAACAACCACTTAGCATGATGTTCATTAGGCACCGATGGTATCCAAAACTTATCTTGTATAGTAATAAAATAATCACGCGGTGCAGTTGGCGGCTGTACCCACTTCCCATCAACGAATAACTCGTTCAGATCTTCGGGAAATTCGGGTCTAACAACATCTACGCCGAACTTAGTCTCTAAAACTGAAATTAAGTTTTGATAATCTTCTTCTGTTTCCTCGGATAGTTTCTCAAACCTTGTGCGTGTTTTAGTATCTTTTATCCACGAATAGAATTCCGGCGGATAAGTTCGTCCAACAATACAATTTTTAAGAGTATCCCAATGATTATATACTGAATACATTGTGTGTCCTTTATATAAAACGAGAACTCTACACTATACTTGCATGTGTAGGATATAGTGTAGAGAAAACGTCAGAACAAAAATTAACCTGCTTGTCTTGCTCTTATTTGTGCAAGAATATCTTCTGCTTTTGATCCAGATGATGCTGGAGCTTCTTCGGTTTTAACTTCGGTAGCGCCTGCTGGTGTCTGAAATGGGTCAGCGCCAACATTAGATACATCTGCAACCGGTGTTACGTCTGCACTAGGTGCAGTAGTTGCCGGTGTAGTTGTAGTTGCCGGTGCTTCTACTCCCCATGGACGATAATAATTAGCCCATTTATCGGCATCGTACTGCTGTCCATCTACCGATGCTTCAAACATTTCTTTAATAACTTTAAGTTCTACTTCGTTTGGTTTCGATGGTAAAAATGAAGTTAGGTCATTTAATCCAAAACTATCAATTGCAGTACGCTCTTCTTCTGTTAATGCACTTTCTTTACGTGCCCAACTTGAAGTAGAATAATCTGCATATCCACCTTTACTAGTTTTAGTAATACGAAAATCTAAACCATTGTTGTAATCTGTTGGTAAATCTTCCATTTCTGGATCCATTAGACTAGCCTTAATAATTGTAAAAATTTGTGGACTGATCATAAATTTACGAATCGGATTCTCCGGTGCATTCTCTTCATTCATTGGATCTTGGTGTACTAAACCTTGGAATACGTATGTACGTTTTTTCCAATACTTACGTCCCATATCTTCTAAACTCTTATCCTTAAACCAAGGACGAACTTCTTGAAGAATTGGACATACTTCGTTCTCACCGTACATTTCCATACATGGTACTTGTACCGAAACCTCTTTAGAATCTCCGCCTTTAATACCTGGGAATGTCAAACGAATCATAGCACGTTCCACCCAAAAGAATGGATTGTCTTGATTTGCATCCGGTAGGAAACGAACAATTGCTTGTTGTCCTTCGTCTATTTTCCAATGTGGATAAGTTAACCCGCCTGTTTGGCTAGTTTGTTGTGTTTTGTTTTCTTGTGCCGCGAATCGAGCACGAATATCTGCTAATGAAGCCATGTTGTATCTCCCTATGTTATACCTGTGTTATACCTATATTATACCTAAATCGATACTACCTTCGCGGTATGTATCGAATGTTGCTAACTTTGTAGCAACTTTATTTATAATATTCCAAATGTTTTTATAAAAAACATGTCGTAATTATAAAGATATTTGTCTAAGGGAATTTTTTTAATTAACCTAAATCATCAGTTAGGTTGAAAATTACGTAAACAACTTACGCAATTAATGCATCGATGTTGAGATCTTTAATATCGTATGCACCAACGTCATGCTATATATTTTCCATTCCGGTATATTGCTTTC